CTTTGTATCTAGCCACAATATCTTGTGCTTTAGGATCGTGCCAATCTGCACCATCTAATCCTGCTTGTTTAGACCAAACATCCCAGTTTATATCTAATATTCCGTAAGCACCAAGAGCTTGTACTCTTATTGGCTTACCTGTATTAGCATCAGTTATTGTGCTGGGATTATGCAATACTTGATAATCACCAGAACTTTCTTTCTGCTTTAACGCTTCTAAGTACATTCCTATAAGGTTTGGGTTACTATCCATTATGTTTTCGTTTTCCATAATACTACCTTGGAGCACCTGTGATGCTATTAAGAATGATACGATTAGTTGCTTGAATATCACGATTCGTACCTAGCCTTTCTTGTTCTTTGGCTGTAATGTTGTTAAACGTTTCAACTAAGTTAGCACCAGGATCAATCTGTTCTTTTGGAACATCTGATGTCGTATGGTTTCCATAGTCATCTAGTGTATCTGGTGTAACATCTGGTAAAGGATCAGGAATAGCCTGTTCATATGCTAACTGACTGTCCTCTAAAAATTGGTCTGCTAATAGTTTTTTCTCATAAGGCAAAGGTTTTCTTCCTAGTTCTCTTTCAAATAATCCATTGACACTATTAGATACAGCAGAATAATCAGGTGGTAAATAAGGTTTGTATTCTACAGGACTAGATACAGGATTATCTAAATACAGTTGTAATACATTCTGATAACCTTTTTCTGCTTTTCCAAGACCTGAAGCATTTGCTTGTGCCATAAGTTGTTCCATAACTCTGCCTTCTACACGAATATCAAAGAATCCTGGTCTAAATGGTTTTCCTACTTTATCACCGAGTAATCCTGCATTTACCATATCTGCTTGTAACTCTCTTACTTCTTCTGGTAATAAATTAGCAAAAACATTTTGATCGCCTTCTTGGTAAAAATTACCTGGTTGTGCTCCAATAGTTGTTGCTTGTCCACCATAAACAATAGGTTGGTCTGCTGTAACTCCAATAAAATCATAAGGACTTACACCTAATATATTTGCATTTACAACAGATTGATAATCTTGTGGTTCATAACCTTTACGCAAAGCGTATTGATCTACATACTCTGCACCAAATAAATTAGTTGCTATAGCAATAGCAGTATTTAGATCAGGAGCATCATTTAATTCTGCAATATTTTCTTCTGTAACATTTATTGGATTTTGTCCAGGAAGTAAAGGTTGTTTAACTAAATCTAATATCTCTGCTATAAATTTTTCTTTTTCTGTCATTGATTACCTAATCCTAATTGTACCAACAAATTATCTTCATATTCAGGTTCTAATTCTCTTGATAGAAGTGTATCAAACATTGGTCCAAAGTCTGGATTTTCTTCTATAAGTTTTAGTGCTTCATTTCTAAGTGCAGCCCTTGTAGCAGCATACTTAGATGATGTTTTCCATATTGTTTCTGATAAACCTGCATTTACGAAAGAGTTTATAATATCTTGTCGTATAGCTAAATATTTCTTTGCAGACTGAACTGTATCAAATTTAGCCAAAGCAGGATCATCAACCATTTTTATTAACTGTTCTATCTGCATATCTATAGAAGGTTTAGCAGGAGAACCTACAATACTAGGCTGACCATATCCCCAATATTGTTCTTCTAATTGTTTTTTCTTGGCATCTCTTAATGCTTTAGCAGGAGCAGTATTGTTACCTATAATGTTTATCTTTCTTTCATACGCATCTAACGCAACTGCACCTAATAGTTTGTTTTTAGCTACAGACCATTGTTCAGGAGTTCTGTAAACTCTTTTATTTTGCAACAATGCTTTTTTATATGAATCAAAAGAAAACTCTGCATATGCAGGAGGTGGTTCTAAGTACCAAGCAACTAGAGGATATTGTTCGTATAAGTCTTTATTTTTCTTTAAAAAGTCTGCACCTTCTACAGTTGTTGGATATTTTTCTATAGATACAGTTTTTGAAACTGTAAGAGGAAGTGGATCAATTCCAAACTTCTCTATAAACTCTTGTGTTGCTAAAACATCATCAAATTGATTTGCTCTTTTAATTGTTCTATATTCATCAGCTAGTGTTTCAAAAAAGAAATAATCTAAGTTTTCATCAGTTAATTCGTATATTGGTTGTACAGAACCTGCTGGTCCCATAAGTTGTGAGAATGCTCTAAATAAATAAATTCTTCTAGCTGCTTTAACAGCTTCTTCCATACCTTCTTTAGCAGATTCTTCTGTTGAATCATTTATAATTCCTGCATACAACATAGCTTTGTATGTATCAATTACAGTATTACCAAATACACCTTGTGAATTTTCTCCTTTGTTAAATAATAAAGTTCCAAATTTATCTAACCAAGCAGGAACAAATCCAAGTCTTTTAGCTATTTCTTTTGGATCTCTTACGTTTGTTGGCGAAAAATCACCAAAAACTATTTTTGATACAAAGTTCTCCTCTGGCATATTGTTCACAATAAAAGATGCAGGTAACTGTATAACAGGTCCAAAACCTGGTAACAAGGTAGCTGCTATGTTTACAGACTGTGCATACACTGGCATATTTACTCTTACGTTTGTATCTGGTGAAGAATCTTTTAACATCCAGTTTTGAAATATATCTGATCCTGGATAGTTAAACATAACTTTGTTGTTTATAGGATTTTTATAAAAGAAACCTTTACCTGAAGGATCAAGTGTGTCATTTGGTTGTGCTGCACCATCCCAAGTAGTTTGAAATCTTGCAGCAACTTGTGGTTGTCTTTTTAGTATTGATGCCCAAGTTGTTAATACTTCTTGATACGCATTACCAAATGGAAACAACCAACGACTTGCTTCCCAAAACTTTCTTTCTTGTGTAATGTCATACAACAAACCTTTTACTTTTTCAACTGCAAAACCTTTTGCTAAATTCTCAATTAAGTTTGCATCTGATATACCTGCTTCTCCAGCAGATGTAGTATTTTTTATTTTTGCTAATTCTCTTTTATTAAGACCAGCTTTCTCTGCACCAGCTAAAATTTTAGCTTTTACAGTATCATCAGATATAGATATAAGTTCTCTTGACTTGCTCCAATAACTTGATTTAAAAACAGGTATTCGTGATGCTGCATTAGTAGGTTGTGTTCCAAACCATTTAAATAATGATTCTACTGTTCTATCTAAAAACTTTCTATCAACAGCAAAAGGTGGTACTTTGTAATCTACGGCTTCAGGTAAAATATCTCCAAAACGTTTAATATATGCTTTTGCAACTTCTACATTTGCAGCATCTACTTTTTTTTGTAATTTAACTGCTTCATTACCAGTTATAGATTTATCAATTAAACCTCTGTACTCACTTTGTTTTATACCTGCTTTTGCACCAACATTCATATCAAATGTTTCATCACCTAATTTAAATTTGCCTGTCTTTACTAATTCATATAAATCTCTAGGTACATTTTTTCCTCCAAAAGATATTTGCATATCTTTTCTTAAAGTTTGTATGAAAGATTTTAAGACTTCGTTGTAATCTTTTGGAGATAATCCAGAAGCACCTTCTAATATTCTAAGAGGATTGTTTTTACCTGCTGTTAAAGAAATCATAGCATCTCTTAAAGGACCTTCCTGTTTTAACTTTTTAACAAGTGCTTGTATTGCTTCTTTTTTATTTCCAGCAAGTTCTATATTTGCTATTTCTTTTGCAAGAATTGAATTAGAGTATTTCTGTATTTCTCTGTATTGACCTTCATCCCATTTTGCTTTGTTAATTTTTCTTTCTATTCTTTGATACTTTATATCACTTCCAACAGATTGTTTTCTAAGTTGTTTGAATGTTCTTGTATCACCAACAGAAGATTCAGATATACCTTGTCTAAAGTTTGGTGTATCTAACCAGCCTTCTTTTGAATAACTAGCTCTTACTTTTACGTTGTCATCAAATAATCTAGCAAGAAGTCCTATAGGGTGATCTAATACACCCAAAGCACCATCTGCTATAGCTCTTAATTGTTCTTCAGCTATAACTCTTACAGTCCAAGCAGGTCTTAACAAAACTAAAGGTTTAAATATACCACTTACATAACCATCAAAAAATCTTGTCATACCTTCTCTACCAACAATACGAGTTGCATCATCATACTTATCTTTAAAACCACCAATAAGTTTGTTTGAAAGTTTTATAACTTGTGATGGGTTTGTAAGAATCAGATCCTGTGAAAGCGTTGTTTCAAGTATTGGTCTTTGGAACAATGTTGTTGCTATATCATCTAATGTATCTTTATTAACACCAGCAACAAATTCATCACCTTTTTTGAATAATTTTTCCCAACCATTTTTCATACCCAAAGGTAAAATATCAATATTACTGTATCTTGTTATATCCTCTGATATTCCAGTTTTCTCATCTAATGCAGCTTTCAAAGATAAAAATACTCTATCTACTAATTTATCTGTTGCATTTCCCTCTACAAGTTTTCCTGTTTTTGTAAGTTCATCTTTATATATTTTTCTTAATTCTGAAAAATCATCTTTTACTTGATTAGTAAGAAAGGTTGCTCTTTTGTTTGGTGTAGTAGAAGATAATTTATCAAGTCCTTCTATCATATTTTTAACTCTCTTGTTTACATCTACCACTTGGTCTTTGGGATCAAGCAATCTTAAAAACTTTGTGTACTCAACAACTAAATGATCTGGATTACCTGCATTTAATCTAGTTTTATACAAAGGTCCAAATGTTTGTTGTAACGTTTGTCTAAAAGGTATTCTGCGTTGTACTTGTGGTATTGCACCTTCTGTAGCAACAGCAAGTATTTTTTCAGATAAAATATCTTTTACTGCTTTTCTTGCTGCTTCAGGTGGTAAAGTATTATCTAAAGCAGATAATTTTTTTATAAAATCTGTAAAATCAGAGCTTAATTGTTTATCTTCTATTACATATTTATTAAGAATATTAAAATTTGATTTTTCTAAAATAGTTGCAGGTTTATCTTTATTTTCAAATAAAAAATCTGCTAATCTATCACCAAATTTTCCATCTATAGCTTCTCTAGCAGTAGTTTTACTAAAGTTTTTTCTAACAAAACCATTTAAGAATCCTAGCCCTGCTGCTGCTTCATCTGACAATGCTAACATTTTAGATGATGCTCTTATACCTTTTACAGTTTTTCCTACAAGAAATGTAGGATCAGCAAGTTGTAAACCTAAATCAAAAATACCTGTAGCAAAATCATATGCTCTATCTTCTGGACTAATTAAAAACTCAAAAGGCTTGAACAATACACGACCAGGTGTAACGTGTGGACTTTTACCTCTAGCAATAAGAGCTGCTGCTCTATCACCATCAAAGACTACTTTTTTTTCTGCTTCAAAAATTTCATCAAAGATATTAGCACCAAGTCTTGATATAGCTATCTCTCTAGCTTTTATTGGATCAGCACCTTTGTCAATAAGGTTTTGATATGTCAAAGTTTTTTCTGGATCAGTAGATTGAAACAAAGCATTTCCTAAATCTATCTTTTCTCCTCTTGCCCTTGCTTCTTTCCAATATGCAAAAGGATCTATAGCTGCTTTTTTCCACGCTTCTTTACTATCTACACCTTGTGATATAAGTTCTACTGATCTTAGTGGTTGTCCAATAACATCTTCATAAAGTTCTCTTACCCCAAGAAAAGCACCTTTGACACCTAACTCAAATAAACCACCTGTTTCTTCATTTACACCAAACTGATTAAATACTGCTGTCTTTAATTTTCCATATGTTGCAGCTTTTGCTTTTGTAAAAAACTCTGTAAGTCCTTCTATAAAGCCTTCATCTGCATTTTGTTTTGTAGCTTGTACCATAACGCTTGGTGGTACATTTACTGCTTGTTGGTTTATTTGACTTAGTTTTACTGCTTGATCTCTACTTACTTGTAAAGGAGGTTGTGTATCTCTTTTTTCTAGTAAGTAATCTACGTTTACATTATCAGAGTATGAGGTTGCCATTACAAATACTCTAGTAAACTATCATCACCTGTTTCTAGCCAAGACTGATATACAAATTGTTTTATGTTTTCAGCCTGATATATTTGTTCTTCTGGTCTTGTATTTAGACCAGGACCAAAAGGTAATCCTGATGTAACAGGTTCGTTAGGTCTTTCTGTTGGTGCAAAAACATCTATGTTAGGCATTTGTCTTTGTGCTGCTTGTACTTGTGGTTGTTCTTTAGGAAGTGTGTCTTTTGGTAAAGGTGCAGCCTGTTGTTGTTGTATTAAATCTTGTTGTTCTCCATATGCAACACCAGGTATTCTTCTTACTGCCTGTGTCGTATCTTGATAGTTTCTACCTGCTGGGGGTACAGCAGAGTTTCTATTTGTAATACCTTTGTTACTCGGACTTCTCGCCATCTTCTTCATCCTGTTCTTCGTATATAAACGTTTGACTAATAATCATATAACCTTGTGGTAAATCTATAGGTGAGAATGGAGAAAATCTAAGTTTTGGTTCGTATAATTCTGACTCTAAGATTATGTCATCACCAATCTCATCAACATCATCAAGTGAGTTGAATACTATATCTGCAAACTTTTTATTAATTGACACTATCCTCCCATACCTTGTAGTAATTGTGCTATGCCTGGTGGAGCACCCTGTGGTGGTAGGGCAGCTCCTCCAAGCAGTTCTTGCTCTTGTTCTGGTATTTCTGGATCTTCTGCTGTGTAAAACTTATCTAGTATTGTACTCATATCATCAGGATTCTTTCTTATCTGTATTACAGCCATAGTTGCTTTTGCATCACCTTGTTGTGCCTGTGCAAGTAAAGAATCAAATAAAACTTTCTCTGCTTTTTCTTTTGTAATTCTTTCGTTTACTCTGACAATATTATCTAACCCATCAAGATTTTCTTGTAAGGTTTGTGTATCAATAATACCTGCTTGTAGTAGCTGTAAACCTGTAACAATCTTTTGTGGTTCATCATATCCAGCCATAGCACCATAAACACGCCTTGTTTTATATGCACCTGCAATATCTTTTTCTGGATCGTATGTTTCTGAAAAGAATGTATTTTTGTAATATCCTGATAATTGTTTAGAACTACCACCATACATTTTTTCATCCCACTCTAATCTTTTGAAATCTATCATCTCTGCAGCATCTGCCATTACTGTATGATATTCTCTAATCATTAATGACATAGATGCACCGAGTTCTTCTAATCCTCTACCTGTTGCAAAGCTAAGTGGACTTTGTGAATCATCAGATACAGGATAAGAACCACCTACTCGTAGTTGTCGTTCTATTCTGTCTATTTGTTGAAATATTTGATATGGTACGTTTGATGCTGGTTTAGATACTTGTGTACCAGGAGCAAGATAGTTTACAGCAAATCTACCTTTTCTATATTGTCCTGATTCTATTTCACCAGATATGTTTGTTTCTGTAAAGACTGCATCTTCCATAGCTATTATTGACATAACATTTATCTTTGCCATTGAAGCCATAAGTCCTATGATTTGATCATATTGACCTTGTAACTTGTCAAATGCAAATTTCTTTGCAATAACAAATGCAGGTCCACTGTCAAGTGGGTTAGGAATAAAATCAAGTATTGTTCCAGATGACATATGAAAAATGTATGTGCCTTCTTCGTTATAATACTCTGCTAATATATCTCCTTCACCATTTGAGTTAGCCCAACTGCCGTTGTAACTATCTGTATACGCAGAAGCGTATGCACTACCAATACCTAATGTATTTACTTGGTAGCCATCTTTTTTATTTATCTTGTCTGCAAATCTAGGATATGTTTTCGCTAATGCTTCTTTAGGAACTCTACGAATAATAGCCATTTCTTTTGGTTGCTGATCAGCACCAAAGTAACCAGGAAAACAGTTGTAAGGATCACGCAGTTCTGCACAAGGATATGGTGTACCATCTGGTCCTCGTTTTTCTCTAATAACCCATACAGCAAAACCATAACCAGGTAGCCATCTACCTACTTGTGGCATTTGTAATTCTAGTTTTTGTGTTTCATCATAAGAAGTAACTATTCTTGCAATCTTTTCTGCTTTTTGTTTTGACCTCTCGCTATCTTTACCATTAGGTGTATCTACTTTAAGATTTGGAATACGACCTATTTTTTGTGATAAATGCTCTAAACCTGACATCATAAGGTTAGGTACAGGTATTTGATAATCTTGAAAACCTTTTATTTGATCACCTAGTAATGCAAGAATACCATCAGGTCCACCATTCATAATTGCACGAATACGACCTCTTGTAGAATATGCACTTTGATTATCGTAGTGCAACTGTGTTATCTGGTATTGTATTTCTTCAGGTGTCATCTTAACCCCAAGGTGCTTCGTTCATACTGCTTATATCCCATTCTCCAAAACTAGGTTTATAATCTAAACCAACTTCAGCTAGTCTTTCTTTCTGCAATCGCCTTACGACACGCATTGGAAACCAACTAGCCATAACAACATCACTCTTATTATTTCTACCAGATTGCTTACTAGCACCTGTTGAAAAATAAATTAGTTGCCTACGATATATATTACTCTTAGTTTCGCTTTCTGCACTACCATAAGGCAAACTTATTAGTTGTTCTTTAAATAATTCTCTCATACTTCCGACACCAAAGATAGGATCAAATTTGTTTTTTTGTGTCTGATGTCCTTCTAAATATATGCCCATTCTTGCACAATACTCTCTAAGTTCTGTATCTTGTCGTATTGCTCTTTGAAATCCGTTTTCTTCTATAACCCAATGTGCAAGATTATATTTTTCGTGCCAGTTCTTTACTGTTTTTCTTGCTTGTATTATGCCACCACCCTTTTGATTTTCTATATCAATCATATACATTTTGCCTGTGTCAGTATTAACAGCCCATAAAAAGGCAGCTTGATAACCAGTAGAAGCTGGATCAAGTCCTGCTATTAGTTTTACATTAGCAGGTACTTGTCCAACAACTCTGTTTACATCTCTGCAACTATCTATTTCTTCTACATCAAACATAGCTATACCTTCTGCAAATGCTTTGTTTAGATATACCATCTCAAATATAGATTTACCACCTGTTGTTTCTGCAGCTTGTAATCGTGAGTACAACCATTTGTAACTACGTTTACTTGCCCATAACATACAATCGGTATGTTCTTCAAACTCTGTTTCTGGCTTGACACACTCTGTACTATGTGCTTCTTCTACAATCTTGTGCATTTGTGGATTCTCTAGTAAAAAGTTATATAAATCTTCTGGATGTTGTCTTGATCCAATAATTACTATTGCTGTATGTTCCTCTTTACGAGATGACAAAGTAGTTGTCCACCATTGTCTTGTCTGTTCTCTTGCACTAGGTTGTATTGTTGTGCCGTGATCCTCTATGTCATCTGCAATAATTAAATCACTATCACGAGAAAGTATCTTACCACCTTTACCTACAGCAACCATTGTTGGTGATTTGATACCAGTAACTGTTCTAGTTGCTACAGTAAACTGTCCTGCTGTCCAAGACTTACCTGATCTATTCTTTGGTTTAAATGTTTGACCTGGTATGCAAAAGTCCTCTATAAGTTTTTGATTATGTTCTAAGTGGTCTAGCACAGAACCTACTGCGTTCTTTGCTATTTCTTCGTTACCACCTACCCACATAATTCTTACATTAGGATTTTTGCATATCTGCCATACAGCAAAGTGTGTAAGCAAATCTGTCTTGCCGTGTCGTGGTGGAGATAATATCATTTGCTCATTACCTTCATCAATAGCTGTCAATATAGCGTTTATCCATTTTTGATGAAAGTCTGCTGTTTCGTATTTTTCTCCTGTTTCTGTTTTAAAATATCTATCTCTAAAATCTTCAAACTTGCGTAGTGATGCAAGTGCTTCTTTTGGTGTTTCCCAATCTTCTGCTTTTTTTAAATTAGCTTTATCTACAAGATATGCTTCGTGCATTTTTGTAATTATGGGATTAGATACATCAAGTAACTTTGCAACTTCTTGTTTTTGTATAAGTTTTTTTTCTACCTTCTCTGCATAAAGTTTTACATAATCTTCGTAGTGTTCACCACGAGATACTGTCATCTGTGTACTTTGTTTTTCTTTTTGATTTCTTTTGTAATATGCTTTTTTATTACATTGAGTAGAGCAATAAATTTGATTATTTGTTTTGGCTGTAAACTTTTTCTCGCAACCTTTATTGCTACAAGTCTTGCGTTCAGCCATTATTTCTTTTTCTTTTTTTTCTTGTCAGCTACTCTTGATTTTTGAACTTTTTTTATATTGACTTTCTTACCAGCTTTATATTTCTTAGCTGTACGTTTTATTTCTGCAGCACGTTTTCTAGCTGCTGAATCTGATAGACCTGCTAAATATTTAGCTGGTACACCAAACCTATAAGGTTGTTTTCTTTTAGACACTACTTCTTTTTCTTTTTCTTTTTTCCACGTAGATCATCGTCTTGTGAATGACCTCGTTTTATAAAAGAGT